CCACCTTTCGGTGGACGATACTGCAGGACCCCGCATTACACTTGTTCCTAGATTTCATTCTTCGAACATCAACGTATGTAAAGTTCGTAAGTATCTTGGGTTACAGACTCCTCAAACGGTCTCATTCGGCTCCTTCAGTGGAGTGATTAGAGAAAGGTAAGTAAAGCTCGCTTATCCCGTTACCCTAAGGTCGGTGAATATTCCGATACTCGTGAAACCATTAACGTAGAACCATTAGAGTCGCTTTGTTTGCTGCTACCTTGTTGAAGGGCTCGCACCCCCGATGCATGGTTTGGTCCGTTATTATTCACTGAGTGCTGTTTACCATATTAAAAATTATCTTGCGACAATCTTTACTACAGCAAACAGACCTATGCCCTCTCCATCTTGGATTAAAATTAAAGAAATTTTAGTCTTCGTGAGAGTGGCAGTGTGATCTTTAGGACTAAGACCATACATGGGTTCGTTCGACCTCCTTAGAACTAGAATTGAAAGATTAATTCAACTTAATGGCAGAACTTTCGTTTGCCAATATTTGAAAGAATGCTTTCGACTAGTTGTAAGATGGGCAGCTAACGCATATGCGCCTAATGGTAACATTGGTGTGTCATGTGTAAGAGGCTTGCCGAGAATTATACCAGCTCAAATCAGACTTGCTATGATTCAGTGAAAAACTGAAGATAGCCTTTCTGGATTTGCTGTGATTAGATGTGTATTGACGGTGTTATCATTGTATCGGGTTATTGGGGTAAAAGCCCCTGTTAACCTAGGTACCATAATATCCCCCTTTAAAGGGGTTTACCAAACAATGGACTCTAACGTTATTCGAGCAATCGCTTCGTGACTGAAAGTTGGATTGGTTATCAAACCGGTTTCATTATTTATTAGCGAATCATCTGGTCCAAACTATAAACAAGCAATCTGGGGTTCCCCTTTAGATGCAGTCGCATTCCTATTTAATCCAATAATATGGTTTAACTTTGCAATGTGCTGCTACTTAAGTGGCAACCTGTGATTTCTATGTTGACAAGTTGGGATTGTGATGGGTTCACTTCCACTACTACCGTTGCTTTGAATCATTGGGCTATGCCCTGTATGATTGGGAAAACTGGCTGTGGTTAAAGAAGGTGCAGGTAAAAATCGAATAGTTGCGCTTACTGATTATTGGACACAGGCTTTATGCCTGCCATTGCATAATGCAATTTTCAAAATTTTGAAAACCATTAAACAGGACGGAACTTTTGATCAACATGCACCAGTAACTTTACTCCACGACAGAATCCTAACATCGGGTGCGTGATCCTTTGATCTTTCTGCTGCAACTGATCGATTGCCAGTGCTTCTTCAATGTCAGATCCTTACAATCCTAGGATTGTCTTGATCTAAATATTGAATGGGGCTCTTAGCCTTTAGACAGTGAGCTTGGAAAGGTAAAGGTATAATGTACGCTGTTGGACAACCAATGGGCGCTTATTCATCTTGAGCTATGCTTGCGTTAACGCATCACTTTGTGGTGCAATATGCGGCTTACTCTTGTGGATGACGACAATGGTTTCCGTGGTATGCAATAGTCGGTGACGATTTGGTAATCGCTGATGAAGCGGTAGCCTTATCTTATAAATCACTAATGAGTGATTTAGGTTTAGACATTAATATGTCTAAATCACTGATCTCTTCATACTGCTATGAATTTGCTAAACGATGAGTTCATGTACTAAAAGGGGAATTTACCCCAATTGGTGCTGGAGTCTTGTTAGTAACTATCAGAAACTTGCGACTTATGCCGTTATTGTTCTTAGATATGCTATCTAAACACTGTGTAATTGCTTCTCCTGCAGTTTTAGAAAGAATACTACATATTATTGGTTCACTTAGACCTAAACAGTCTAGTGATATCATTAATTCTGTAGTTTTAGCAATATGCGGGCCATCAGGTATAATGTTTGGGTTCTCACCAGTAATCAGTGCTTTCGCACTTGAAATCTGATTGATGAACATAAACTACAACCTTCTTGGTTCTGCGAAATTGGTAGCTGTGGTCGAAGAATTCTTTACAAATCTTCAACTAACTAACAAACAGAAATCCCTAGAAGTTGCTGAAAACCGATATGAACACTTATTGTCCAATTGGTGGCGATATACTTTGTTTGCACCTTTTAAAGTGCGAATTAGTAAATTACTACCATCGTGGAAATGAGTTTCATCTCTCGATTTTCAGTTTCCTTTTTGATTGCTAGCGGTTCTTTCTTGACCGCTTCTAGTTTATGGGCCAAGCATGAGAGCCTATTTAGATAAGTGACGACTTCTGGTAACTGAACCATACTATACGTACTTCGAAGAATGGGGTCCATATATATGGATCTCACCATGGCAAAGGGACCCGCCGGGCCCATGGGTATTGCTAGACTACTTTAGAACCATTGGGACAACCAACGATCCCTTGTTCGCCTCAATATCATTTGAAGACAGAAACAGGGTTCTTGACTTATTCGCTCAGCAAAATGCTTTGAGCAATGTAATAATTCAAGAAGCCGACTCTGCCTATAATTTCTATCGATACGAATCTCAGAATATGAGAATAGTACTATACAACCCTAAGGTAGCGGGGAAGCCCGTGCTAGGTGTATCTTCCAAAGCGGCATAGTGGTGCAAGTCCACAGATACATCGAACTTTATTGTCTAGAAAAGATCATGCATGTTACAGG